TAATGTAACTGGTATTCTTCCTCACGAATTAGCAAACTACTATGTTAATCTTCGCAATACTCAAGATGAATATACCGAAAATGAAACTATTGAACTGCAATGGAGAACTATTGTAGAAAATGTTAAAAATAGTGGCATTCTAGGCAACTCTCTTGCTGTGATTGATTTGTCAGGGTCTATGTTTTCTGCTTGCAATGGTAGTATTCCAGCTCAAGTTGCAATTTCTCTGGGTATTATTACATCGCAATGTTGCAATGGAATGTTTAAAAATAAATTTCTTACATTTAGCGATAAACCTGAATTAGTTTCATTGATTCCCGATGATTTATACAAGGAATATACTGAAAAGGGTATTGAACCTTCTCTATATACCTGCTTTAAATCATTGATCGATGTTGATTTTGGATATAATACCGACTTTGTTAAATGCTGTGATGCGATTATTAAATATGGTAAGGAAAATAATATTAATGATGCAGATATGCCTAAAAAACTATTTATATTCACCGATATGCAATTTGATGAGGCAAATGTAGATAGTGAAAATAAATGTATTGAAACTGTTTATAAAACTATTGTTAAAAGATTTAAAGCGAATGATTATACACCACCGAAGTTTATATTCTGGAACCTTAATTCTTCTCATAAAGAAAGTTTTCCTGTAAATTGCAAAACAGAGGGAACCGCGATGATTTCTGGGTTTTCAGAGCAACTTCTTAAAATCTTTATGAGTTATGACGAATTTAAACCTGAACTAATTGTTAATGAAATCCTCGAACCTTACATCAAGGAAATCGTAATTGACGACATGGAAATTTAGAATTATTAGGTTTCATTCAATTCATTATCATAATATGAGTAATACATGATATATGAGTAATACATGTTATATGAGTAATACATGATATATGTTATATGATATATTGTAAAAATAATATTTATTTTTTATATTGACTTTGTAATGTGATTTTTAACGCCCCTTATTTCTCTTTGTTAGTTTAGACGCGGTTGCTTTAACAAACGAACCAATATCTTTTGTAGATTTTAATAATCTACCAGGGGTGCTTCGTATTGACTTAACCGGATTTTTAATGACTTGCTCGACTTCGCTTTCAAAATCTTGAATCTTGATAAATAACGTGGTTAATGTGCTTATTAAAATAGGGATTATTATGATAGTAAATAGTAATATTATGAATAAGAATAATGAGATCATAGTTCCAATTGCAATAATTTCACGACGTAAATCTTCTGAACATTTGCATTTTTCATTCATTAAATATCGAACATATTCAAAAGCGTAGTAAATATATACTACGAATGTTAGGAAGAATATGAATGTTCCTAATGCTAATAATTGAACTATCGCTCCTCCCATATTTTGTGCGATAGTTCTCATTGGTATAAACGCGGTAATGAAGAAATATAGTAAAGCAATTATAGTGAAATTCTTTACGAAGGTCTTATTACTATGTTCTGAACATTCGCAACCGATGGTTTCTAACTTATATATATAACTCCAAATAATTAAAAGCAGTAATGCAAATATTAATTGTATAAATACACTGCTATAAAAAGACAAGGTTGTATCAGTATCTTTCATTAATTCTCTATACTATAATAGTAGAAATTATTTATTTTCTATAATATTATAAATTAAAAATTTTGTTGAGCTTTCAAAGTTTTTAATATCTAATGACTTTATTTTTTCAACTATATTAGTATCATTATATTTATTTAATATTTTTAAAATCTGCTCCATAAATATATCTATAATATACTTATGAATATTCGGGTTATTAATGCATTCCAGCATATAATTATGAATATTATTTAATAGTTGCGAAATATTTGCTTTTTTATATTTAATCCATATAATATTTATATTATGTATCCCTTTCTTCCACTTAATATAATCGCAGTATAATTCATATTCATTATTTAATAATAATAAATTATTTTCATATATATATTTGGGCGGTTTCCATTCATCATTATTTAAATAATTATCCCATAATTTATTAATACTATTATTTAAAAAGTCGCTTTCAAAATATTCTAATAATTTAATATATATATTATTATCACAATCTGACACTTTGATATATGACCATATAATTAAAAAAACCTCATCAGTATTGTTACTATCAATTATAACTTTAATCTTTTCATAAATCAAATCCTTATTCTTCTGTGTTAATTTATTTAAATATCCAATCAAAGTTCTTTTTATATTAGATGAATCGGAGAAATCAGGGATAATAATATGAACTCGCCCCTTATTATTTACATTACTTGCAGCTTCAGGATTGGTTACGTTCTTTTCTTTTTTATTAAATAATTTTTTTTCCCATATCATTTTAGGGTCATAGAATGAATTAAAGCAATTGCAAGATTTTTTGAGATTTTCAGCTTTATTTATAATTGCATCAGGGACATCATTATTAATATTATATAAATGTTTAAAAACAGATATATTGATTTTTATTACTTTGTCATCCATTTATATTATAAATATATTTAATAATCTTATATATAAATCATATATCGTTCGCATATAAAAATTATATATATATAATTATATATATATAATTATATATATATAATTTTTATATGCGAACGATATATGATTTATATATAAGATTATTAAATATATTTATAATATAAATGGATGACAAAGTAATAAAAATCAATATATCTGTTTTTAAACATTTATATAATATTAATAATGATGTCCCTGATGCAATTATAAATAAAGCTGAAAATCTCAAAAAATCTTGCAATTGCTTTAATTCATTCTATGACCCTAAAATGATATGGGAAAAAAAATTATTTAATAAAAAAGAAAAGAACGTAACCAATCCTGAAGCTGCAAGTAATGTAAATAATAAGGGGCGAGTTCATATTATTATCCCTGATTTCTCCGATTCATCTAATATAAAAAGAACTTTGATTGGATATTTAAATAAATTAACACAGAAGAATAAGGATTTGATTTATGAAAAGATTAAAGTTATAATTGATAGTAACAATACTGATGAGGTTTTTTTAATTATATGGTCATATATCAAAGTGTCAGATTGTGATAATAATATATATATTAAATTATTAGAATATTTTGAAAGCGACTTTTTAAATAATAGTATTAATAAATTATGGGATAATTATTTAAATAATGATGAATGGAAACCGCCCAAATATATATATGAAAATAATTTATTATTATTAAATAATGAATATGAATTATACTGCGATTATATTAAGTGGAAGAAAGGGATACATAATATAAATATTATATGGATTAAATATAAAAAAGCAAATATTTCGCAACTATTAAATAATATTCATAATTATATGCTGGAATGCATTAATAACCCGAATATTCATAAGTATATTATAGATATATTTATGGAGCAGATTTTAAAAATATTAAATAAATATAATGATACTAATATAGTTGAAAAAATAAAGTCATTAGATATTAAAAACTTTGAAAGCTCAACAAAATTTTTAATTTATAATATTATAGAAAATAAATAATTTCTACTATTATAGTATAGAGAATTAATGAAAGATACTGATACAACCTTGTCTTTTTATAGCAGTGTATTTATACAATTAATATTTGCATTACTGCTTTTAATTATTTGGAGTTATATATATAAGTTAGAAACCATCGGTTGCGAATGTTCAGAACATAGTAATAAGACCTTCGTAAAGAATTTCACTATAATTGCTTTACTATATTTCTTCATTACCGCGTTTATACCAATGAGAACTATCGCACAAAATATGGGAGGAGCGATAGTTCAATTATTAGCATTAGGAACATTCATATTCTTCCTAACATTCGTAGTATATATTTACTACGCTTTTGAATATGTTCGATATTTAATGAATGAAAAATGCAAATGTTCAGAAGATTTACGTCGTGAAATTATTGCAATTGGAACTATGATCTCATTATTCTTATTCATAATATTACTATTTACTATCATAATAATCCCTATTTTAATAAGCACATTAACCACGTTATTTATCAAGATTCAAGATTTTGAAAGCGAAGTCGAGCAAGTCATTAAAAATCCGGTTAAGTCAATACGAAGCACCCCTGGTAGATTATTAAAATCTACAAAAGATATTGGTTCGTTTGTTAAAGCAACCGCGTCTAAACTAACAAAGAGAAATAAGGGGCGTTAAAAATCACATTACAAAGTCAATATAAAAAATAAATATTATTTTTACAATATATCATATAACATATATCATGTATTACTCATATAACATGTATTACTCATATATCATGTATTACTCATATTATGATAATGAATTGAATGAAACCTAATAATTCTAAATTTCCATGTCGTCAATTACGATTTCCTTGATGTAAGGTTCGAGGATTTCATTAACAATTAGTTCAGGTTTAAATTCGTCATAACTCATAAAGATTTTAAGAAGTTGCTCTGAAAACCCAGAAATCATCGCGGTTCCCTCTGTTTTGCAATTTACAGGAAAACTTTCTTTATGAGAAGAATTAAGGTTCCAGAATATAAACTTCGGTGGTGTATAATCATTCGCTTTAAATCTTTTAACAATAGTTTTATAAACAGTTTCAATACATTTATTTTCACTATCTACATTTGCCTCATCAAATTGCATATCGGTGAATATAAATAGTTTTTTAGGCATATCTGCATCATTAATATTATTTTCCTTACCATATTTAATAATCGCATCACAGCATTTAACAAAGTCGGTATTATATCCAAAATCAACATCGATCAATGATTTAAAGCAGGTATATAGAGAAGGTTCAATACCCTTTTCAGTATATTCCTTGTATAAATCATCGGGAATCAATGAAACTAATTCAGGTTTATCGCTAAATGTAAGAAATTTATTTTTAAACATTCCATTGCAACATTGCGATGTAATAATACCCAGAGAAATTGCAACTTGAGCTGGAATACTACCATTGCAAGCAGAAAACATAGACCCTGACAAATCAATCACAGCAAGAGAGTTGCCTAGAATGCCACTATTTTTAACATTTTCTACAATAGTTCTCCATTGCAGTTCAATAGTTTCATTTTCGGTATATTCATCTTGAGTATTGCGAAGATTAACATAGTAGTTTGCTAATTCGTGAGGAAGAATACCAGTTACATTA